ACGGCTTTGGCCTCCGAAACGGCGCGTTCGTCCATGGCTTGAAAAGCTTTGATGATTCCGCGCAAATCACTCTTGTCATAAGCGATTGTCTCAGTTGCCATTTCGTATCCTTAGAATCTCAAAAACGGTTAAAATGTCCTCAGCTGTTTGAAACTCTGATCGTGACAATCCTGTGGTGATCGCTAGTTCCCAAATGATCCGGTTTATTGTTCCCGGCTCGTAGCTTTTGGGTTTTCGGTTTCTCCCATGTTTATGTCAGTTACAGTTTCGCACCACACCTCAAATGGCTTGACAGGCTTTCCAGCTGCCTCGCGCTTCATTGCGTGATACGCCAAAAACATCAAATCAGAAATGCCCAATTTCTCAGACACTTGCTGAATTGTGTTTCCGGTTTTGTTTTCCCATTTCATCCACTCCGGTGGGAGCGCGGTATAAGTTGCGCTCTCCCCCGTTGTGAATTCAATTGTGATTGCTAGTTTCATGCTCCCGATTTCCTTTCGTTAAGACAATGTAGGTGTTGTCACACAGGTGAACGCCATTGAGACGGTCTGTGCATCTGGTGCTGTTCCTCCAGCTGATGGAAAAATTGGCTGAACAGTAAAGTTGAAAGTTGTGCCCGGCTCTGTCTCAAGAATTACAGCCAAAGGTGTATTTGGTGAATTTTCAGCTTGATTCCAAAGCATTTCGCAAAGTGATGAAGCAACGCCCCAATCAGCCAACATTTCAACAGCAAATGAGCCTTGAGTGTCGGTTGTGTAGTACGCCTTGCCATCTAGTGTCTGGTATGTGTTGATCGTTGAATCAACAGTAAGGATTGCAGATGTTGCTTGTGCATCAAAAGTATCCCCATCGATGCTGAAGCTCACATTTCTGCCGGTGATGATCGTGGTTGGCATGTTTTCTCCTATTGGTTGTAGTATGTGGATACTTGAAGATCGGCCGTGAGGTACTTACCGGCACCGACCTCCAAAGGTTGAGGTTGATTGACATTTCCGACTTCGTAACCATTTGGCATTGCCGCAATGATCGAAATCATCAATGTTTCCAGATTGTCTAAAGCTGCTGCATTGTTTGAGTAACCAACAACCCCGGTCACAGTTAAATTTACTTTGACTTTGGTTGTGTTCTTTCCAATCAAAACGCTTTCAAGATACGGCGCATTTGGGATCAAACAGATGCTTGGTGATGTCATTGTCTCTGGAATTCCGTTGTACACATTGGCAGCAATGCCTGAAAGTGCTGTTTTAAGTGGTGTACGGATCGCTGATTCGATGCTCATTGCGCCATCGTTTCAACATCTAAAAATGGCCCAAGCAAGCCGATGACTCTATTGGTCAAGCTGCGCCCAAGGATAAATGGTGCTGGCTGAAAATTGTCTGACATGATCTGGTTGCCGGGAGCTGTAATGCTCTGAAAAATCTCAACCGACACAACCAAAATTGCGTTTTCAACAGGTGGTGTGTTTGCGTACAGCTGTGCTGCCGATGATCCACTTAAGGTTGCTGTTGCCGCTGGAATAAATGGAAGCGGATACGTGCGATTAGGTGCATTTGTTGCAGCTGTAAATGTGTATGGCTCAATCCGATCATCGGTGACCGTATAAGTCGCGCTGTAAGTTCCGGCCCCGGTAACAACAACAGATTGACCCGGCACAAAGTAATTTGGCCGCATTGTGGTGAAATAAATGACGGATTCATCCACATTGGCAAAAGTCACCGATGATTGGTATTGCGTAAGTAAAGGCAAAATCGTCTGCTCGGCCGAATCAATGATTTGATCAAGCTGCGCATCGGAATACAAAGAAACCGAGACACCAAGAATTGTCCTGAGCTGTGAGGCTGTGACTATTGCTGGCATCTCGGTTCCTTTCGTATCAACAGCGTTCGGGAGCGACCGCTATCGATGATTGATTGTTAATTAAGCGAGGTTGTTGAAACGTGCACCATTTGGCACCTTGGCAGCTAGTGCGCCATAGCCGTAGTACAGGATGTCAATTGTTCCATCGCTGTTGATGTTTGTGCGTAGCGTAAAGCGTGGAGATTCGTACCATGTGTATGAATCTGGATTGACAACGACCATTGAAAGATCGGCATCAGCTGTTGTTGTTCCAGCGTTACCAAATGAGCGTGAAACATAAAGGTTTAGACCCGGTGAAACGACACCGCGTAGGCTGTCACCGCGAACATTTCCAGCTGCGTTGCTTGGTTGTGCTGCATTGTAAAGAGGTGCGCCATTGTCGTTGTAACCCATGATGTTTCCCCATTGTGTTGGTGAAACGATCAATGAGCGAGCAAATCCCAATGATGATCCATAAACATCGGCACAAGCCTTTGATGTGTAACCAAGGAATCCTGCTGCTGTGTTAGCTGCTTGAGCTGTTACGCCACCAGCTGTGTTTAATGCTGCGAGAGCATACTCATCTGTCTCTTTTGCATAAGCAAACTCGAGATTTTGTAGGAGAGCTGTGAGGTACTCCGGCCGTGATCGGTCGATGAGCTCCACCGTTGAGATGGCTCTACCTTTGAAAGGCTGAACAGTTACTGAAAGATAAGTAGCTGAAAGTGATGATTCTGTAATTGATGCGTTTTCGTTGATTGGTAGGACAGTTGGCACAGCTGTGACACGAGGAATTTCAAATGTCATGCCTTCTGAAACCAAGGTTTCGCGGCTGATGCCATCGATGCAACCACGATCAGCATTTGCAAGAGCGTTCACAACCTGTGTGCTCTGTGGTGTTGGCACCATGCCGGGAGCTGTTGATGTTGTGTTATCAGCTGCCTTGACATACTGACGTGAATCCTCATCATGCAAAATGCTTGCCTTGAGGTAGTGCTCAAGGTATGAAACCTTGTCCACAATTGGTGAGCGTGGTGCTGTGTAGTAAGCCGGACGTGATGCCTGTACAGGTGCGGCGACTTCTGGAGCTGCTACCGGTTCAACGGCAGGAGCGGTGACTTGTTCGGTAGTGTTTTCCACTTTGTCTCCTTCATTTGGGTTTGTTGTATCTGTAACTGTTTCAGTTTCAGAATCCTCTGATGCGGCTACTTCAGAAACGCGTGCTGATCTCACAGCCGGCTCTGTAACCAAAGCGACAGCTGTGAGCTGTCCATTGAGCACCTTCATAGTGCCGTCTTTTTGCATTTCGTAATTGTCCACAGCCAACTCAATTGAGAATCCATCGCGTAGGCCTTCCATCGCCTCTGTCAATGCATCTGTGCCGGCTGTTGTGTTTGCAATCTTAAATGTTGCTGTCATTTCTTTGTCGTTGACACTCATGGCAATGCTTTTGCCAATTCTGCGTGTGTTGTCGTGCTCAAGGTTAAGAAAAACATCCTGTGGCTGGATCGATCCGCGAGCAAAAACAACTTTGCCGGTTGATGCATTTGCGTGCTCATTAAAAGCAACGATGCGACCGCTAATTGTGCGCGAATCGGAATCAGCTGCCGTAATTTGCATTGGTGTTGTCAGCTTCATGAGATCATGTCCTCCATTTGTCGAATTTCATCAGTAGTGATTGCACCGATTTCAAACAAAATCTTGTAAATTTCTGCACGCTCTTTTTCTGATCCGCGTAGATACGCCTTGAGATCAAATTCCACGCGCTGTGTTGATGGTGTAAAATCTGGCATTGACAAACGGCTGGAAATGCTATTCATCAGCGGCAAAAGCGAAAAGTCCAACAAGGTTTGACGCGCTGTTTGGGCGTTTGCATAGGTCATGGATGAGCCAGTAGGCGCGTCAATAAAGTAAGCCGGAATACCCACAGCTCTTGCTAATTCGGTTGCAATGATTTCGCGTGCGGCATTGAGGCCAATTTGCTCTGGTGTAAATCCAACTGTTGTCAGCTCAACATCTGCATTAAGAAATGCTGTGCCGCGATTTCTACGAGCTGCGCCCCATGCATCAAGCAATTTTGCAATGCGATCAGCTGGCAAAGCGGTGCCGTTTGATTTCAAAACCATCGATGGCACCGGTTCGCGCGCATACATTGCAGCTGCTCGCTCAAGCTCTGCACCGGCACGGATTGTGCGACCGGCTCGGTTTAATAAACCTTCATCGTTGCCATAAAACACAACAAGCGATCCCACGCCAGACATTGGCACACGCGATCCATCTACTGTGTAATACTCAATTTGAGTGCCGATTGAATTTAAGAAAACACCGACACGATTGGGAGCAACGCGCCACATTTGGCGCACGCGACCTGTGTCAGCAAATAAATCGATGATTTGAAAATACGAAAATCCTGTGAATAACAAATCCTCGCACGCCCACACCCATGATGCGGCTCCCGGCACACGCTTGTCCGGATCAGAAATCACAACCGGTTGATCAATGATTTGTCCGGTTGTCTTGTCACGCGTAATCAATGGAATCGTGGCAATTGAATTGCAGATCATGTTGCGAGCGCGTGCAATTGCTGGCACCGACATTGCTTCCTCGCGGCTTGCAATGTAATCAGCTCCACCAAATGGAAAAAATGCATCAAGAGTTGGTGCTGGCCCAATTTGTGCAGCAACATCAGCACCGCGCTGAATTGCAACGGATTCGATAGTGCGCTTTCGATCAAATAATCCCATGGGAGCATTTTCTCAAAATGTCAAGGATCAACCCACCAAAATGTCTATTTCGTTTTCTGGGCGTGTCGCAAAGTGTGTACAAAGAGCTGCTGCTACGGCAGCGGTCACGCTGGTTTGGCTGGCTCGCCTTCCTATGACCCAACCGCCATCGCCTCTACGCAATTGCACAGCTGAAAGCATTTGCTCTGTAAGTGCAGATTGATTTCGATGTTTTAAGCGGCCTGAATTGATTGCACCCAACAATTCATCACAGCTTTGCGGATAGTCGGCATCCATGTCATGGATCGGAATACCGGCCGGCTGCATGCGAGCTGCAACCGCTCCGGTTGTCCTTCGGCTATACAGCAAATACTCAATTGGATACTTTCGACAATACGAGGCGGCATCATTGGCAATTGCCCGATCATCTAACTGGATTGTGTTTTCCCATGTATGCAGCAGCTTGATCACAAAGCTTTCGGATCCGAGCTTTTGGGCACCGACTAATGAGGCATGTTTGCGATCCGGTGAAATGTCGATGGCCATCCATGTGAGCTTGTCCTCGTCAAGATCGATTGTGTCATCGCCACAAGCTTGCCACTCTTTGGCACCGATAACACTTGAGATTGTCTGCACCCATCGATTTAAGACCTCCGTCATAACCACATCGGGAGGATCATTGAAAACGGCTCGGATGTTATCCGGGTGAATTGTTATGTTAAGGCCGGGATTGGCGAAAGCTGCATTTTCCAATGAAATCTCATCGGTTGGTGCCGACCACTCAAAATAGCCTACATCGTCAGACCCACCAGCGGCAGCTGCTAATCCGCGCTCGCGCAATTGGTTCAAAACGATTGAGTGCGAATCACCGGCCGTAGAAAAGCAATTGACCTGTGGATTTTTGGCGGCCATTAAGGTATAGCGCATCGATGCAAATGTTTCCATGTCATGCATTTCCCGGATTTCATCCATGTGCACAGTTTCCGGTTTGCTCAATCCACGCGCTGCCGATCCACCAGCTTTGATAATGAATCGATTGCCTTTGAGCGTTTGGATTTCCTCGGCTCCATGTTGCCAGCGGATTCGCTTTACCTGATTGGCCAAGTCTGCATTTTCCTCGATGATCTGCACAATGGCTCGAAATTGCTCCAGCGATGTGACCAATCTATGAGCTGTCGAAACTTGCAAGGATTCATCCCAATGAAATAGACCCATCATGATTCTGGCCATCATGTAAGTGCTCTTGCCATTTTGCCGGGCAACGCTGGCCACAGTTACAGGATGCTGATACCTCCCATCCGGCTTCACCTTCAAGCTGTGCTCGGCCAACCACTTTTGCCATGGCATAAAGCCATTTGGGAGAATCTGGTCAGCAAAATCGATCAATTCAAAGCCGCGTGATGGCAAATCATTGAGTGGTGAGTGGATTCGTGGAGCTGTTACCGGCAAAAAAACCGATTCCAGCCGATCTGAGCCTGTTTCAGCCAATGGTGTATCAATGATGACCTGATCATCACTAATCATGACTTATCGATTCGTTTTGGGGTACATACAGGCCTT